ACCCCCAGAAGCTCCCCCCGATGGTAAAGTTGGAGAAGACATCATGCCGCTAAATGGGTTTGGGATTGGGGGAATCTTTCCAGACGCATATCCAGCGCCAATTAATGATATTCCAGAACCCGCAAAATTCATGTACATTTCCTGTTTTCCTCTTTTTCTAGCAATTCTCCCCTCGTATTCTAACATATCCGCTTGATTTAACTTTGTTTGGGCGTCTATTTCTCCACCGTATATTGTTGTTAAGGCGTCAAATTCTATATCTGCAACCATATTGCCTAGCACCTCAACCGGCGTTCCTGCTATTTCCACGTTTGCTTTAGCATAGCCAGTCCTGCCCGAACTTACAATTTTCTGGCCTTTTTCTCTTTGGCGTTGTGCATTAAATTCTGCGTTCTTTCTAGAGGCTACTGCGCTTTGCCTGTACAATGCAGCATTTGCGTTTGAAATCATTTGATTAGCTTTGCCAGCTTTGTTAGCCGCAATGCCCTGCAAAGCAGAATTAGCTGCTGACGTAAGCAACAACATTGTTAAAGGATTACCGCTCATAACATCACCCGTTAGTTTTCAGGTGTGCAAAAATTCCGCGCACACTCAATGGTAAAGGTTGTTGCTGTCTAATATACACCGTACCTTCACGATTGTAACCTTCTGCAAAATCAATTCTTTTATCGCCTGTAAATAACGATGGAGCGCTGTCCATTGCATCAGAACTGTCCCTAAATGGCACTTTATCTATATTGCCATCCGTTCTTCCTACTTCAATTCCTAAAGACTTATACAATCTTAGTACGACTTCATGTATTCTTTTTATTTTTCCTTGAGCTGTTCCGTCTTGCGAACCAGCTTCAATGCGTTGCGTCTCCATCTGAGATGTAAACCCTAACCCTGCGTGAACAATTGACGCTGCCGTGTCGAGAGTAATAGCACCGCTGGCTACAGTTTTAGACGCTTGAACGGCTCCGTTGCCTAATATATTTACAACTTCTCCCTCTAAATGCCCCAATCCAGAAATAGCTGTAGTTGCTGTTCTTGCTGTACCGCCTGAAATGTATGCAGTAAAAGCAGACCCGTCTGTATTTAAATGCGCCGTCCCTCCAGATGTGAACGTGCCATACCCAGAACTATTCACACCTATAGTAAATGTATTAGCGTCTACAACTGTTGCTACATATCCGTTGTTGTTTAATTGCGTCATGCCGCCCACATCAAAAAAGGCAATCTGATCCCCTGTTGTAAACCCGTGTGATGTGCAAGTTACAGAGCCGGGGTTTGCTTTTGTAATGGCTGAAATGTTTTTGCCAGCAACGGCTGCTATCTCAAAAGTGTGCGTAGTAACCTCTAGTGCTCTGTACCGTTCTCCGTTTAATTCTGTTGTGCCGTTAACGTCTCTTATATCTACTAAATCTCCGTCTGATATTGCATGGTCTGTTGCTGTAATAACTACAGGATCAGCTTTTGTTATACCTGAAATTGTCTGAGACGAATCTAGTGTAAGGCCGCTATCAACGTAGAAACAATTTTCTTGCGTCTCTGTTTCCAGCAAACCGGGTGAGAGTAACTCAACGTATCTCTTGGTTGCACCGTCTACTCGCCTCTGTACGACTACCCAAACTTGATCTCTGTTAGAACCGGGAATACTAGCCACAGATTCTACCTTGGCTTGTGTGCCAGCCGCATCGGACACGCCACCAATTATATGCTTGTGCCATGCAAGCACTTGTTGATCACGTTGGTATGTAAATCCTACTAAAGTACCATTTGTTAAAACACACCAAACAATTGAATCAGGCTCTTGCTGGTAAGCCATTTGAGTAATGCCTGTCTCAGTTATGTGTTCCGCTAATAGAGTTAAATCAGGACTGACATAAGCGTCTGTTTCAAATTGGTATGCAAACTCTCTTAGTTTTCTTGCCGCTCTTTGGACAAACAACGCAACGTGTGCAATGCGTAATGGCATTTGATAGGATGAACCGTAGTTTGTCTCTCGGACTACCCTGACATTAGTAGGGGTCAGAGCCTCTTGGTTTGTTGAAGCGCTAACTTTAAACTCACCGCCAGCCGTGCCTACTGCCAACACTTTTCCCGGTGACAGCCAGTAAATTGCGTTAACTTGATTAGATGCTATTGTGTAAACTAATGCGTCATCATCTAACGAACCCGGAGTGTGCCGATAATAGTCTCCGCTTCTACTCCCCCAGATAGTTTGAGGTTGGTATAAAGAACCCGCGAACATAAGTCTCTGTTCATAGAACGCTACTGCGCGAGGATAGTTTCCCCCATACCATCCACCTAATCGCCATGATGTTTCGGCTGTAGTCCCGCCAAATGGGTTTTGAACAGCGCAAGCAACTATTGTTGTAGAAGTTATAGAAGATACCGTTGCATAACCAAATTGCACACCACCCTCTGAAATGTATTTCCATGTAGCTTCATCATCAACGATTGAATCGCCTGTAGAGGTTGGCCCCCCAGAACCCGCAGAGTCTCCTGCTCTTATGCACTCATAAACTCTGTCGCTGTTTCTTACAATTGCACCTACCGCATAAGTAGTTGACGCAGCCCATGCCGCTGCGATATGACCTATCCTTATAAGCCTTCCAACATCAGCCGCTACAAATCCTGATCCATCATTTATACCAGTTATTGCGGAAGCAGTTATATTCACATTGCCAGTAGTACCAGATGGCGTAAGCGTAGTTGTCGTAATGTTTTCGTCTAAATACGGGCCGTCATCAAATACACTATTTGCTAAAGACCAAGCTGTGTGAGAGGTTCTTGAAAGCTGTGCCGGGGCGTGGTTGTAGTGAGTGATGTAAAGAATGTCGGCAGACTGTGCAAACTGCAATTCAAACAATTCAGCTTCAGAATAAGTGGTAGTTATTTCTACTGGTGCAGCCGGAGAACCTGTTAAAATCTGTCCTCCATCTTTAAAAACTCGTATATAATTTTCGCCAAACTCTAGTATATACGCTTGTGTTGTTGAGAACTCAAACGGAACTAAACGTGTTGCTTTAGCAGCCGTCTTTACAGCAGCAATATACTGCGCTCCACCACGTCGGTATATGCCGCCTTGTGGGTGAACTAAAAAATTTTCTAAAGTTTTACACCCGTTTGCGTACTGCGCTAAGTCTACTCGCGCTTCTAAAAGGGGAGAAATTTCACCAGCGGTAAAATTAGTAATAGGGTAAGAAGCGGTAGCCACATTAAGCCCCCGTACCTACAAAACTGATACGGGAATTTAACCAAGTGTCTGCGGTTATATCGTCTGGAGTCCCTTCTGTTGCATCAACAGTTCTAGCTTCAGACAACTTTGTGCCATATAAATTAAACAAGTCTACCGATAAAGTTCTACTGTCCGCTAATGAAATAGCTAATTCGGCAGCTATCCGAGCAGCTAGAGTTTCAATGAATAAAAAGTCAAATGTCTCTGGGTCTGTTTCTTGTTTTATATATTTAATAATTAAAGAATCAGAATCACATAAAATATATTGCCCTTCTAAAACAAAAGTAGCAGTGTCAACCATATCTGTTTTTAGGAGGCGCAAGAAATCAACTGGCAGAGCAAATTTAGCAGAAAACTCATACGCAGGAGCAACCGAGTCTAAGGCTAACGCTTGGCGAGCTACTGCAAAATTCCAAGGGTGCGAGCGAAGTACAGCGTCTCTCATAGAAGCATAAACAAGGTTACATAAACGCCCTGCTTTACTGTTTTCGGTCAAAGAAATTATTTGCTGATCGCCTAGTTTAGCTAATGCTAAATTGCATATCTGCACTTCAGAAGCCATAATATCTCCCCAAGAAAGATGAGGGGCTAGCGTTAGCCAGCCCCCCAGTCAATCAGTCTTGAACATAGGCAAGGTAGCCAACGAGATCGTCGCCAGCAACCTGTGCGTTGTCCGCCGCAGTTGCGCGGATAACAACACCTTCTTTACTTTCAAACACGAAAGTTCCACCCGTCAAAAGGTTAGCCGCAATAGCGCCTTCAAACGTAAAGAAACCTACTGTGTCAACAGCAAGTGCGTTAACCAACCCGTCTGGATCAGCCGCAACAGCGGTTCCGTCCGGGTTTGCATAAGCATCCCAGCCAAGGTCTAATGTAGCTGAACTAGTCGTCCAGTTCACGTAAGCCCTTGAAAGAGAAGATAACAACCTAACTCTTCCTGCTGGCAGCTTGGCAAGAGCAATACTAGAGCCAGTATCGCCAACTCCAGCTTGATCGTGCGTAAAAAAAGCAATCCGAACACTGCCATGCGCTTCCGCCGGTGAAGCATTTACCGGGGGAGAAGCAGTAGCATTTGTATGTTCAACCGATTTTTGTGAAGTAACAGCCATAATTTAGTCTCCTTTCAAACTAATGGATCAAGTAGGATCACATTCAATATAACCAACCTGCTTTTCTTCCATGCGGGTAGCCCCAACAGACATAGAATAAAAAACCTGTGTAGCGTGGTTTTTATCAGCACGTTCAGAAATACGAGCAACTGGATCAGAGCCAATTGCCAGTTTGATTCCGGGCTGTGAAAAATACAACACTTTATGGTCAGAATTAGAATCTACACCAATCAGCTCAGTGCGTACAAAACTAAAACCCAGAAATTCTGAGACATCGCCTTGGACTAGAGCCTTTACCGTGTTGAAGTCACTGCTAGTTACTTCTGTTTCTGAAAGCAAATTGCTAAGTTGTTTAGCGTTCAGAACACAGAACCTTTTTGCGTCTGGGTCAACTTCGTTGGCATCTAGGTTTTCTTTAGCTGCGCGAAGTTTACCAACATTAAGTCCTGTATCAGCCGCAGGAGAGATCCCCACTTGAACGTCAACAGTCATGGCAGCAAGATAGGATGTAGAAGTGCTTCCTGAAACGCCTGTAAAGGCTGTGCCATCAGCAGCAGAAACAATAGCTGAGTCAATAGCACGGCCCATAGCATTTGCCGCCGCAGCAACATACGGAGAAGTTGGGTCAATCAACATTCTGATTCTGTCCTCATTATCAATAAGGTCAGCCCAATCATAATCTGTAAGGGAAACACGCCTACGAGCGTGGGGAGTTTCCATCTGCGGTGTGTCTGCGTGACGTGTCGTTCTCTGTCGCGCATTTACGCTTCCAATTTGCTCAAAGAAAGCATTTTTGCCGGTAACGGTTTCGCTATCTACGCAACTACGCAGACGTGATCCTTTCTGTTGTGAAAGGTGCATAACATTTGCAGAATACTGTTCTACAAAAGCAGTAGTAATTTGAGTGGACATAGCCGCCCCTCCATTAAAAGTTACACCAAGAGTTAAACCCGATTTTCAAGGGTATCGGTTGCCCGGCCTATCTTAATTGGGACGCAATGCCAAGGCGGCTTACGCCGGTATCTTGGGCTTATGTTTTAGATCAGGTTTCCGCATCTCTGACTTTTTTAGAGTAGAAATGCTTCTTTGGTCTAAAACAAAATCTGCTAATATTCTAACCTTCTCTGCTAGTATGTCAACATTGTTCCATTCTCTAGCAGAGCAATGGTGAGCTACAGCCTCTAAAATTCGCAGTCTAATTTCTATTTTATCCAACTGAATATCCCCCTACCGGCTCGGTCCCATGCAACTCTTCCATTAATCCCTGCATTTTCCTTACCATACTAGGTCTTTCCAGATTATTTGAATCATAGAAACTAGGATCGTTTTGTATTGCTGCTATTTCATCCTTTATTTGAGCTGGGGTCATTACATTGCTACCGTCGCCTTCAAGCTGTTGATCGCCTATGATTCTTTCTCCGGCTGATGCAAACGCTTTTATAAGGTTTGGGTTATTGCCCAATCCGGTTGCGTTTAATTCATCAACTAAGGGTTCTCCTCCGAACTCTCTTACAGCCCTTAACGCTTGTTCCATTTTATGATCATAAGCCTTGCCCCATTCTTTTCTCATAGATGCTTCTGATTCTGCAACAGATTCTTCAGCGGTAGAAACAGCTTGTTCGTATTGTTCCGCATTGTTCGCAGTGTACCATTCATAAAGTCGTTGAGCTTGATTTCCAGAAAGTCCTGCTTCATGTGCAACAGAACGGAACTTATCTACCATTTCTGCGTCAACTTCAAATTTGCTATCTGCATCATTTGCAGGGAACTCATATCCTGCTGGCTCTGTTGGGCGGCCCATTTCATCATAAAAGGCTTTCCACTCATCCTCACTATTAGGTTTAAACAACTTGTCTTTACCCAACATAGAAGAAGCATTTAAGTAGGCTTTTGCCAAGGATTCAACAGAAGTGTATGTTTCTAACGTAGCATTGTTCTTTAATTCTTCAGGCAAAGAACTACGCCAATCTGCTTCTGCTGTTTCACTTGTTGCCGCTGGAGTAGCTTCAGACAACCCCTCAACAGGCACTTCGGTTACAACTTCGTCAGTGACATTAGTATTCATTCGATTCAACTCCTTCTGGAAGGTCTAAAAAATCTACAGGTTTATAATGAAGTATGGAAAGTATGCGAAGGGCAGTGTTTCTCATCCCTTCATTAAATACAGTTGCGTGTGGATCAGGGTCAAAAGTTGTATCCAAGACAAACGAATTAGCAACGATGTCCCGCAGAACTCGCTTCCCTTCATCTGTTCCGAAAACAATTTCGTACTCTGTACGCCGTTGCTCAAGTTTTGATTTGTTCATTATCCTATTTTGCTAACCGTATCGAGGACATCAGCGCCTTGCTGCGCGGTCGCAAGCCCTTGTTGCAATTGTTGCATTTCCGCTTGTTGCTGTCGAAGCTGTTCCATTTCAGCGGCTGATTTAATTAAGCTATTCGGAACTCCAAATATATCTGTAGCTAACCAGCGGATTGTTTCTTCGCCGTTAAAAACTTGGGCAGATTCAGGCTGCATCTGTATAATAGAAGAACCTATTTCAAAGACCCTTAATAGGCTGTTCGCCTCGGTTTGTTTTTGCGCTCTTGCTAATGGTGATACATACTCAATATCGTATTCAGCATCTGCTAATATTTCTGGAGCTGGAGGCAGCTTACCCCGGCGCAGCATAATACTAAACACTCTTTCCACCATTGGGCCAAGCAACTCTGATTGGAGTCGGCCTAATACTGGACCCATTAGTCTCAGTTTTTCTTCTTGTCTTTGCAAAACTTCTGTTGCTGTCATTTGTGGGCCTTGCTGCAATTGCAATTGATCTATATAAAATCCAGACCGTATGCGTCGCCTAACGTCGGCTAATAGGGACTCCCCTATAGGAATGTTGCCTCCTGTCTGCAAGGGAGTAATTGGATCGCTGCCAGCCCTACGAAAATTTAAACCTCCCGGCACTGTTTTAACAGGGTTAAGCGCTCCGTCATCAGGTACTTGCAACGGGGGATCAACAATTTTCTGCGCTGCTTTCAAAACAGTTTTATACATTTCCTGAAGCATTTTTATATCTGGCAGATTACTAATGCCCGGACCCCTTCCGTAAGTTTCCCCGCTTACTTTAGCCCAGCGAGGGGCAACGTATGGCATTTCCTCAAACCCGCCTTCTTCAAGAATATGTTTCTCTTGACGCAAAATATAAGTAGAAGCAATTGGCATATCTTTACGGGCCAATGATCCGTGGATAAAATCTGACCTTGGCTGCACTGCGTGTATAATTGCAAATTTCTTATCCATGTTATTTTTTTCAAAAGAGGATTTAACATCTCTTGATGCGTTTTCTATGCCCCACTTTTGAACAATTTGACGGGCGGTAAACTCAAATTTTCTATAAACAGTATCAATAAAGCCTTGTGAGTCTTCCGCTAGGTAACATTCTTTTAAGTGTTTTGTAGAAAAAGTGAGATCACCCGACGCTGGGTCTTCTCCTACAAACATAATTCCTGTGCCAAACGCTGTCATATCAAGGTACAGTTCGTGTATATGAGAAGAGAACTTTGCCCTTGGCGAATTAAGCGCGATATACATCCGTCGCTCAACTTCTTCTAGCCACATCTTTATGTCTGGGTCTTGCATTAACATATTGTCAGACAGACGGAGCCTAAACCATTTTGACGCTGGGTTTGTTAGCATACCATGCATCCCTGCCCCTAATAGCTCATTAGCATTTACAGCGGTAGAGTCTACTATTTTTACGTTTTTACGCTCACCTCTCGTAACTTCTTTAGTAAAATCAGCTCGGTGCGGGAAAACTACTTCTGCGACTTCTTGCCAATGGTCATCCCAGTTGCGCCTGTCGCCTTCTAACTTTTCAAGCCGTGCTATGTATTGCTCTGGTTTGATAGACATTAGGTTATTCCTCTAGCCGCCTAATAAAGTTTTTTTAGTAATGTTAGCCTCATCAAGATCACCTAAAGACGAAGTAAGAATCTGAGAAGAATAAGTTCCTTTTGTCTTTGCTTTAGCTCTTGTTGTTGATTTATTGCTTTGAACAGATTTTTTAGCAGCACTAACTGATTTTGCTACTGGCTTTGGCATTGCTGCGGGGGCGTTTGAATTACCCCCCATAGTATTACCGCCTGTTGATGACGTGTCAGAATATCCCATGAGTCCGGCTCTTCCCAAACCAACGAGACTTCCGCCCGGCAGAGCCATTTGCCCTACTGCCATAGCTTTTTCCGCAAGAGTGGACTGTTTAGAAAGAGGATTCATTGCGATGTCAAGCGCAGTCCTACCGGGCAAGTCTGATCTATTAGGCGTTGCCATTGTTGGCCCAGATCGTGTTACGTTTCCCTTGGAGTCAACTGATTTTTGCCCGGTCATTGCTC